GTCAAATATACAACACTTGACAATCCTCAGTATGCCATGTACAATGTATGTTCAATGACAGTTGGGGTTATCGAATGAGCAACATTCAAAATCAAAAATCCGGTCTAGCCAAACTCATGGCCACCGAGAATCTTATCGTTCAACATGCCAAAGTTCCAACGGCAATGTTCGATCCTAAAAACCGTGTTCTAACTTGCCCTATCTGGGAACAAATGTCGGGCGATCTTTATGACTTGTTGATGGGTCATGAAGTTGGTCACGCTATTGATACACCTGCTGATGGTTGGCACGGTGCTGTCCATGAACGTGGTCAAAACTACAAAGGCTTTTTGAATGTAGTTGAAGATGCACGTATCGAAAAACGACAAAAGCGCCGTTACCCTGGTCTGCGCCGTTCGTTTGTCAACGGTTTCAATGAACTCATGGACAAAGACTTCTTTGGTCTGTCTGGTCGTGATGTTAATACGATGGCGTTTATTGATCGTTTGAACATCTATTCAAAATCTGGTTACACATTTCCTGTTGCATTCAATGCAAAAGAACAGGAATTTGTTGAACGTGTTCAGACCTGTGAAACATGGGATGATGTTCTCAAAGTTACCAATGAGATTTGGGACTATTCAAAAGAAGAACAATCTCAAAGCAACATACCGCAAGATAATTTTGAGTCCGATGAGGGTGATGAAGATTATGAAACCCAATCTGGTTCAAATGAAGGTGATGCTGAGACTGATGGTCAAGGTGAACAAAAGTCTAAGACTAAAGCCAAAGGTGAAGATGGCGATCAAGAAAAAGAATCGGCATCAAGTGCTAGTCGAGATGGTGAGGAAGAAGGTGATGATGAGGGTGAAGACAAAGATGGTGTAAATCGCACCAAAGAATCTCAGAGTGTACGTGAGGATCAAACTCCCGAGCCACGGTGTGAGACTGATGAAAACTTTCGCAACAATGAAGGCAAACTCATTGCGAAACATGCACGTGAGTATGTTTACATTGATATACCTAAGCCGAATCTGGCAAAGATTGTTACACCAGCAAAACGTGTACAGGAAGTTCTGACTGAAGAGTTTTCGAAACAGCGACCTTCTGACTATGAATCAATTGCCAATACTTTGTACAATGATTTTCGTCGTAAGAATGAACGATTCATTTCATTGTTGGCAAAAGAGTTTGAAATGCGTAAGGCTGCCGATAAGTTTTCTAAAGCGAAAACATCGTCAACTGGTGACATTGATGTAAGCCGTGTTTTCAAATATCAGATTGATGATAACATTTTCAAAAAAGTTATGCGTGTGCCTAAAGGTAAATCGCATGGCTTGATTTTGTTGCTTGATAAGTCTGGTTCAATGTCAGAGAACCTTGGTGCATCATATGAACAGATACTTGTATTGGCTACCTTCTGCCGCAAAGTAAACATTCCATTTGCGGCGTATGGTTTCGGTAATGCTGATCATGTTCGTGAAACGATTGACTACCGTGAAGAGCCAGGTACTGGTAGGTCGTATGATTGCTTCACTGAAAAAAATCGTGAAATGTATTTGTCTTCGGTGTATCTGCGTGAGATGATCAATTCTAAAATGAGTAACTCAGAATTTTCTAAAGCAACAAAGAATATTCTGTGCCTCATGAATGCATGGTCAGGTGGTCGTTATTCTAGAGGTACTAATTTTTATCGCCCACAATCCGATTCACTGTCCAATACACCGTTGACTGAGGCGATGATTGCTTGCCAATCAATTATCAAAGAGTTCCGCACTGTGAACAATCTTGATATTGTAAACTTGTGTGTGGTTCACGATGGTGATGCTGATGATATCAATTCGTATCACAATCTGAATGAGAGTGCAAGCATTTCAAACAACCGAAACTTCTTCAATCCAAGTCATCATAACGTTTTTCTATGCGATAAGAAAAACAAAATTCAGCAAGCGGTACCTGAGGGTGATGATGGTATTCGTATTGCTATTAGTAATTGGTTGTCAAAAACAACCGGTGTGAAAATCATCGGCTTCTATTTGTCGCCCAACTACAATATGAAAAATGCTGTACGCCGTCGTTTGTTCAATCCTGAACTTGATGAACTGCGTAAAGCACCACGTGAGAACTATTTTCAAATCAAAGAAACATATGCCAAGTATATCAAATTGATTCGCAAAGATAAGTTTCTTGAATCAAGAAATCCTGGTTACGAATCATTCTTTATTCTGCCAGGTGGTGGTGATTTGAGTATTGAAGATGAAGACTTTGAAGCACCAACAAAAGTCACTACGGCAACCTTGACTAAAGCATTCGGTAAGTACACTAAGAATCGCCAGGTCAATCGTGTTTTGGTATCACGTTTCATCGGTATGATAGCAGTTTGATAACATCCACCACTTGACAGAGTGGTGGGTTCCATTTATAATAGAAGTTCCTAAAGTGATGGAGAATTTACATTATGACAACTCGTTCTGATAAACGACAAGCCTTTTTTGATGCACTTATTGCAACAAACAAATCTACGCTGACCCGTACAGAGGTACGTAATGTTGCAAAAAAACTAGGCATGTCAACTCCGCAATGGTTCATCAAAGATGAATCAAACAAAGTTAGTCGTGGCCTTTATAAAGTCCCGTCTGGAGTATCTACACCCGCCTCAGCGGCTTCTATTGAACTCTCAGCACAGGTTATACCCATGACTAAGACTGAAGTTTCATCTGGTAATCGCATTGCAAATGTGACAACTGATCTTGAGATTGAGAATCTGGTACCTTCTCAATATGACAACTATGTACCTTTTGGCAACTTTGATGATGTGTTGTCAATTGTGAAATCAAAGCAATTCTTTCCTGTGTTTATCACTGGTCAATCTGGTAACGGTAAGACCATGAGTATCGAACAGGCCTGCGCCAAAGCAAAACGCAAATTCGTTTGCGTATCAATGACACCTGATACTGATGAGGGTGACTTGCTCGGCAACTATGTTTTGATCAACGGTCAAATGGAATGGCGTGATGGTCCTGTGACAGTGGCAGCCCGCCAAGGTGCTGTTCTCTGTGTTGATGAGATTGACTATGGCGCACAAAACTTGTCGTGCTTGCAACGTGTGCTTGAGGGTAAGCCATTCTTGCTAAAGAAAAAGAATGAACTGGTTGCACCTGCACCCGGCTTTACCGTGTTTGCCACTGCTAATACAAAAGGTAAAGGCTCTGAAGATGGTCGCTATATGTTTACCAACGTGTTGAATGAAGCGTTTCTTGAGCGTTTTCCTAACACAATGGAACAAGAGTTTCCACCTGCCAAGATTGAAGAAAAAATTATCAACAAAGAACTTGATTCTGTTGGTCGTTCTGATGATGTATTTGCCAAAAATCTAGTCACTTGGGCAAATACGATTCGTAATACCTTTGCCGATGGTGGTTGTGATGAGGTTATTTCGACCCGCCGTTTGGTACACATTGTGAAAACATTTGGTATCTACGGTGATAAGAAAAAGGCGATTGAGTATTGCTTGAATCGTTTTGATGCTGATACTAAAATTACCTTTCTTGATCTGTATACTAAAATTGATGCTGGTATTGATCCTAACGAATCGGTACCAACTGAACAGATCGAACCGGTAACAACTTCTGAAGAACAACCGTTCTAAGGTAATCTTTCACTTTTGCCAGAGGGAGTGTTGACACACTCCCTCTTTTTTTATATAATGTTAAGTATGTAGAGAAAAGTCGCCTCTACTTTTTATTTTTTTGTGCGACTAATTTTATGGAGTAAATTGAATGTCTGCTAAAGATAAAATTCTAAACTATCTTTCTAAAGAGGGTCCATACAACACCTTGACTGTTGCTCAGGCTCAGTCACGTTTTGGTATCAGCAATGTTGGTGCCCGCATTGAAGAACTTCGTGCAGAAGGTCATTGCATCTACACCAACAAGAAAAAACTCAGCAATGGAAAGACAATCACTTTCTATCGTTTGGGTAAGCCAACACGTGAAATGGTTGCCATGGCACATGCTATTCTTGGTGGTCAAGCGTTTGCCTAAATTAGGCTAGAAACTGGTGGGGTGAGAGCATATATATTATGTGTTCTCACTCTTTTTTTATGGATAAATTATGCAATTACAAGTTAACCTTGAAGAACTGAGAAAGAATAAACTGTTCGTGGCTACACCAATGTATGGTGGCATGAATCACGGTTTGTATATGAAGTCTTGCCTTGACTTACAAACTATCATGATTCGTTATGGCATTGAAACTAAGTTTTCTTTTCTCTTCAATGAATCACTCATCACAAGAGCAAGAAATTATTTGGTAGATGAGTTCCTACGCACAGATTTTACACACATGATGTTCATTGATTCGGACATTCACTTTGATCCGAATGATATCGTAGCACTGATGGCACTTGATAAAGATGTTATCGGTGGTCCTTATCCCAAGAAGTCAATCAACTGGGGCAACATTGCAGATACAGCCCGCAAACATCCAGACCTCAATCCAAAAGAACTTGAGAATCTTGTTGGTGAATACGTATTCAACGTAGTAAAAGGCACACAACAATTCCAAGTATCCGAGCCATTAGAAGTAATGGAAATTGGTACAGGTCATATGATGATCAAGCGTCAGGTGTTTGATAAAATGAAAGAAGAATATCCTTTCATTCGTTACAAGCCTGATCATATTGGTCAAGCACACTTTGATGGCTCACGTTACATTCATGCATACTTCGATACCGTAATCGACACAACCGATTCATGTGTTGGTGGTGGTTCTGAACGTTATCTTTCAGAAGATTATATGTTCTGTCAGATGTGGCGTAAGATGGGTGGAAGCATTTGGTTGTGTCCTTGGATGAAGACTCAGCATATCGGTACATACGCATTTACTGGCAACATGCCCGCTGTTGCTCAGTATACCGGTAGACTTTGATCGACTACAAATATAGTGAAGACCGTATTCTTGAAGAGTTAAAAAAATACATCGACAAGACATACGGTCAACACTACTCACTAAACAAATTCCAAACTTCAGAATTCATTATAGACTGTGGGCACGGTGAGGGATTCTTTATTGGAAACATCATGAAGTATGCACAGCGTTACGGCAAAAAGAACGGCTATAACCGAGATGACTTGCTAAAAGTTGTACACTATGCTATAATGGCCTTACATAATCATGACTTGACGAGGAAATAAATCATGAAACTTTCAAATGAAACTCTGTCTGTATTGAAAAACTTTGCCAGCATTAATCAAGGCATTCTGTTTAAACCAGGCAAAACAATTCGTACCATTTCTACTCATAAGAATATTCTTGCTGAGGCTGTTGTCTCTGAAGAAATTCCAAAAGAGTTTGGTGTATATGATCTGAACAACTTTTTGTCTGTTCTTTCACTACACAAAGAAGAACCAGTGATTGACTTTGATGAAGCCAATGTTCTCATCTCTGGTCTACAAGGTCGCAGCAAAATCAAATATCGTTTCTGTGCATCAAGCATGATCGTTGCTGCACCCGATAAGAATCTGGAACTCAACAATCCAGAAATCAAATTTGATTTGAGTGCAGAAGACTTTGATTGGATTCTTCGTGCTGCCAATGTCCTTTCTTCACCACATATTGCTATTGAATCTGATGGCAGTAAAGTTTCTGTAACTGCATTTGATTTGCAGAATGATGCAGCACACACAGAATCTCTTGAAGTGTCAAAGAGCAATGGTGACAAGTATAAGATGCTGTTCAAAACAGAGAATTTGAAGATGCTTGCTGGCGCTTATTCGGTGACTATCTCTTCAAAAGGTATCGCACACTTCAAACACAAATCAATGAACATTCAGTATTGGATTGCGACTGAAGCCGGTTCAAAATATGAGAAAGGTTAATCATGGGTAAATTCGTTATTTTTACAAATGCATCACTGAATCATGATGGTGATTCAATCGCTATCAATAAAGACATTGTTGCTTCTGTCTTTGAATTGATTCAGCCAGATACAAATGCACAACTACAACCAAGAACTGTTATTTACGGTGTCAACAATATTGATTGGCAAGTAAAAGAACCATATCTTGAAGTGCTTGCAGCATTGAATGCTGACTGATATAATATATTACATTATGATTTTTGTGAAAGGTTACCATGGAACATCTTCTATGGACAGAAAAGTATCGACCACGAACAGTGGAAGAATGTATTCTACCAGAACGTTTGAAAGCAGTGTTTCAACAATACGTGAACCAGAAGGAGATGCCAAATCTTCTTCTGGCTGGTGGGGCGGGCGTGGGCAAGACGACAATCGCCAAAGCCATGTGCAACGAAATCGATTGCGACTACATGGTAATCAATGGTTCTGATGAGAACGGTGTCGATACAATTCGGGTTAAAATTAAAAACTATGCATCATCTGTTTCACTGTCTGGTGGTCGCAAGGTTATTATTCTAGATGAAGCAGATTATCTAACACCAAACGCACAAGCAATTCTGCGTAATGCGATTGAAGAGTTTGCTGCAAATTGTTCTTTCATCTTCACCTGCAACTATAAAAACAAAATCATTGACCCACTACACAGTCGTTGTGCGGTCATTGAATTTGGTTTGAAGAATGGTGAAAAAGCGCAAATGGCTTCTGCCTTTTTCAAACGCATCACACACATACTTGATACAGAGAAAGTTGAATTTGACGAAAAGGTAATTGCCGAAGTAGTCAAGAAACACTTTCCAGATTTTCGTCGTGTTATTAATGAACTTCAACGCTATTCCAAACTCGGCAAGATTGATGTAGGCATCCTCTCTCAGATTGGTGATATTTCTCTAACACAGATTGTCAAACATCTGAAAGAAAAAGACTTTACGTCCGTCCGTAAATGGGCAGCAACGTCGGAAATTGATAACACGACATTCTTTCGCAAACTCTATGATGCTTTGTATGAAATTGCAAAGCCTCAGAGTATACCACAGGCAGTCTTAATTCTTGCTGACTATCAGTACAAGCAAGCATTTGTTGCTGACCATGAAATCAATCTTGTTGCTTGCCTGACAGAAATCATGGCCAACGTGGAGTTCAAATGAGTAGTCCATTTGACTATGCCACAGCCATTCTACAGACCAAGAAGCAAATGATTGTAGATGATATAACAGAAAAGGACTATGCTCCTTTTCTGGTCAACCGAGCCTTGTCTCAGCACAAGGACTGTCTGGTCTTTGCAAATGAGATGAATAGTAGGCACTACCTTGAAAAGAAACTACAATTCGACTATTTGCTAAATACTGTCAGGTCTATGAAAAGACCGTTTGCGAAGTGGGCTAAGGCTGAAAAAAACGATGATTTGGAATGTATCAAACTGGTCTATGGCCTGTCCGATTCCAAAGCACGTGAGGCTTTGAGGCTTCTAAGCAAAGAACAAATCCAAAAACTAAAAGAAGAAACCCTGACGGGTGGGTTAAGGAAATGACATGGTTGATTTATCAAAGTTTGTTGAAGTCGTCCTGCCGAATCAAGATGACTTTTTAAAAATTCGTGAGACACTCACAAGAATCGGTGTCTCAAGTCGTAAAGAAAGGGTGCTGTATCAGTCTTGCCATATTCTACACAAACAAGGTAAGTATTATATCGTACACTTCAAAGAATTATTTGCACTAGATGGTAAGTTATCAACAATTACCGAAAATGATATACAAAGACGCAACGCTATTGCCAATTTACTTGAAGAGTGGGGCTTGCTAAAGATTGTAAACTATGATATAGTAGAGAA